ACCTGTTAGAGCTTTGTTAGAAACCGTGCGTGTTAGAACTCCGCGCAGCGACTCAATAATAGTAATGGTTTCGTTTGTAGTTTCATTAAAAATAGTCGCAGGGCCAGTAACCGGGCCAGTAACTTGAAGAACTACTGACGTGTATGCTGTTCCAGTATTCGTTACCGTAGCAGTCCCGCTTGCAGCAGGCGATGCACTTTCTCCAGCAATAGTTACTGAGCGGTAGCCTAGCTCATGCGCCTCGTACCATTCATACTTTAGAGGGTCTGGAGCCCTTAGTCCAATAGAGAACTCTGTGCGCCCACGTGCATTTACAGTCTTGATCTCAGGACGCCCTGAGAGACGAACGTAGGACGCCTTAGTAGGGTTCTCGTTAGTACGTAACCAGTCACCAACGTAAACCAAATCTGTATTCTTAATAAGTTTATCACGCGCCGCGGCAACCTGCGAAGCACTAGGAGTAACAAACACACCTTCAAGAGTAATGACTCGTGCATTATAGCGTCCACGTACATCGTATGAACCGTCGCCATATCCGCGAGGAATATCACGAACTTCTGGGTCAGGGTGAGTCCACCAGCCTTCAATATTTGTGCACACCCATACAACACCGTCTTCATCAATTGTGTTAAGAACAAGGCTACCAAGAGAAATATCAGCGTTAAGCTGCATACCCGTGACCTTAGGGTACGGAACTTTGCTAAGACCTTTATTAACTGTTGTTGTTTCATAAGCCTGCGTTACATCATCAAAGTATTCTTCAACGTAAGAATTAGCTTCAAGAAGAACTGCGTCAAGCAAGAACTTCTTAGAAGTTGTCCCCGCTGTGGGTTGAAGCACATGTATAAGCGCAGCCGCTGCATTTGCAGGAGAGGTGAACACTCCAGACAAGCGTGTCCAGTCAATACCGTCAACAACTTCGAACGCAGTAGTGCTTGAAGTGGATATAAATGATCCACCACTCGCGGCAGTGTACCAGTCAATGTCAATTCTAAATGTCCCTGTTTCTTCGTCTGCAGGGACCTTTACATACGCGGATACTGCGTACGATATTGAAGCAGACACCGCGATGCGAGATGAAGTAACCGCTCCTGAATTAGCCAACGCAGGCTTAGTAACTTCAAGACAGGACGAACCAAAGAAAGAATCGTAAGTAACTCTTTGTGCTGATGTTGAATCTTTTATAACAGTGCCTGTGTCAGCCGCTGACGTAATCGAGCCACTTACTGTAGTCGTGTATGTAAATGTAGTAGCTGAAGGTACGCCTGCAACAGTCCATGTACCTTCAAGTGAAGGGTTACCGTTTGTCCCATCAACCGTAACTACGTCGCCAGCTACAAGAAGGTGCGCGGCTGATGTAGTTATAACCGCAGTAGTCCCGGACCTCTCGGAATTAGTTATAGTTTTTTCTGTGGCTGTAGCTACTGCGGACTTGGCAAGGTAGACTGTGCCAGTGTCCGGAGCTGAAGTGATAGTGCCACTCGCGCTAGTAGTGTACGTAAAGGTAGTAGTCGTTGGAACTGACGTAATTACGTACGTTCCATGTAGCACGGAGTTACCATTTGTGCCAGAGATGGTTACTGACTGCCCAATAACTAAACCATGCGTGCTTGCTGTTGTAATTGTTGCAGTAGTCCCGGTGCGGTATGTGTTAGTGATACGCAAACGAAGTGCAGAAGATGGCGACCATCCAGTAGCGTTAGTCTTAAAAGATGGATTGACAATTAGGTTAGTTCTAGCCATGCTATGCACCTCCACGGCGTAGTTGGAATGCGATCTGGCGTGAAACCATATTGGCAAGCTCTGATTCGTTCATTCCCTGTGAAGGATAGACGTTAATTGTCATTCCGCCACCGCCGCCAGAAAGCATCTGAATCATTGCCTTATCACGCTTTGATAATCCGTCTGGGTCAAGAGGTTCAACACGCTCTGCGCGCCCAGCTTCTCCGATACGCGCAAGAGTTCCGCCAGCTGAAGGAGCAATAATTCCACCTTCTGCCAGTGCTGGGAATCCTAGTGTAAAACTTGGAAGAGTTTTACCAAGTATGGTTGCTCCACCAATTTTTAATTTTTTAGCTGCTACGTTTACATTCCACCATTGCTTAGCGTTATCCCACGCAGTTTTTAGTCCGTCAGTTAGTCCGTTCCAAATTCCGCCTAGAGCATTTTTTGCTCTTGTAACAAAACTTTTAATTGTCTCTACGATCTTATCCCAGTTTTGCGCAATAGAAATAACTGCTCTTCCGATAGGGCCGGTAAGCGCTCCTATTACTTGAACCCAGTTTTCTTTAATCCAAGTAAGAACGTTTCCAAAAATATCTTTTAACCCGTTAAACAGCTTATCTACACCGTTTCTAAACGTCTCACTCTTACTGTACAGCAACGCGAAGCCTGCGATAAGAAGCCCGACTGCAAGAAGAATAGCGCCGACAGGGTTAGCAGCTAAGGCAAGGCCAAACACGCGCAAAGCAGCTGCGCCTCCCTTTAGAGCTGTAACAAACGCTCCACCAATCGCCTTTGCAAGAGCAAGTAGTCCTGTAGCTGTAGCTCGTACAGCAGTAGCTCCCATTGTAGCCAGTTTAGTTGTGAATGTAGAAGTGCTTAACGTTGCCAGCGCTTGCTTACCCGCGAGAAGGCCAACAGCGCGCACTACGAACAAGATGTTTCCTGCTACTACCCTAAATCCAAAGGCAGCGGCTCCAAACGCTAAGCCAATTGCGCTTACTGTACCAAATATTTTAGCTAAGAAATCAAAAGCTGCTCTTACTGCTGGTATTGCTAAGAAATTATTTAGAGTACTTAGTAGCGTGTTAAGAGTGTTAAAGAACGCAGTGATGCCGCCGGATGAAGTCGTAAGCTCTGCAAAACGAATAAGAGAAACTACAAACGATGCTAAAGCAGGAGCGCCCGCGTTAAGTTCGCGTATAAGATTTCCAAGTGAAGGTGCTGCTTCAGCGAGAGTATCCCAGAACTTCTTAATGTTGGGATCAGCTCCGGCCTTGAGTATTTCTTTAATGAATGCGCCTAAGCTGCTAAGGATTGCCTTAGAGTTTTCAGCCGTGCCTTTAAAGTACTCGGACAAGGCGTCCTGACCAGCAACGCTACCAGAGAACTTTTCAAACTCGGCTGTTACGTCTTTAAAGTAGTCTAGAAGGATGTACCCGCCACCACCAGGTGTAAAGTTTGCCTTAACAATATTAACAATGCCACTAACAGCGTTTCCAAGAACTGCGCCAATTCTAGCTGCAATGTCTCCAGCCTTGTTAAACATCTTTTCAAGCTCACCGGTAGCTTGCTTGGTGTCAAGATACGTTGCCCAGCCAGCAGTCTTCTTTTCTAAGAACTTATTAAACTTATTTGCAAGAGGCTGAGCTGAAACAAGAGTCGACAAGAATCCATCGTAAAGATTACTTACTGTTCTTGCATAACTTTCTATATTAGTGCCAGCATTTCTAATAACTTGCTCTAGATCACCAATATTCTCGATATCAGTGATAGCGTCAATGATTGTGCCAAAAGACTTACCAATGCTGTCTCCAAGCTCTGTAAGAACTGGTTTTAGTCCAGGAAATAGTTTTGTGCGAAGCTTCTCTAAGCCTGCTTCAAGCTGAGGAAATAGCTCCTTGCCTAATGCGTCGCGTAGCTCTTTGAGTGAAGGCATGAACGTACCGACCATATACTTAACAAAGTCTTGCGCTTCTTTAGAAAGGTCTGATAACGCATCTGTGTACGCTGTGTCGCCAGTGCCTTTTCTTGCTTTAGTAAGTGCGTCTTCAGCGTCTTTCTGGTCAGCCAGTGCGTCGATCTGACTTTTCTTAGCATTTAAGTAAGTGTCAGTCTGCTCATAGACTTCAGTGCCTGCGGCTGCAGCAGCGTCACTTAAACGTTCTTGCTCTTTACGAAGATCTGCGTTGCGGTCTTTAGCTCTACGTAGATTAAGCTCAGCTTCTTGAAACGCAAGATTCGCTTCTCTACGAGCACGAGAGTTAGGCGGTAAGTCTTGAACTCTTTGAAGCGTTTCACGAGCTTTCTCAAGCTCAATAGCAGCTTTCTTTTCACCAAGGGCCGCGTCTTCTGCATCAAAGCCGAGCTGTTGAATTTCTTCTTGAGCGTCTTCAACCGCACGCGTAAAGTCCCGCTGAGCTTCTGCTACTCGTTCTGTTGCTTTTAGCAGACGCTTAAGAGCGTCTTCTTCTGCTTGCACATCTTTAGTAGATCCCTTGCGCGCTTTACTGCCAGCGGAAATTGCTGCGCCTACGCCTTTAAGCGCAGACGTCAGACCGATAGCTGCAATTCCTATAGAGGTGAGCGCAGTAGCAAACACAACGCCGGAAGGCGCTGCGGCTAGAAGTGCAGAGCCTAATGAAACAATTCCGCCTACCAAAGACCCAATGCTTGAAACAAGCGTAGAAATTATTGGACCTAATGTGAAACCAGTACGCACAAGAGACTGGAATTGCTTTCTTGTTGCGAGAGCTCGCCTGTCAAAGTCGCTAAGTGCGCGACCCATTCCGCCACTAACTCCGCCGCCAAATCCACGAGAGAAAGACTCTCCTACAGACTTGCCATCTTTGTTGAGATCAATTCCGCTAGCTGCCTTGCGAACATCATTCTCAAAACCGCTTGTTATAGCCTTAACAACTATATAGGCGTCTCCGACTATTGCCATTTGCTCACCTCCTTTCTTTTAATAAAGTTTACTACTTAGACAATGGTTCTTCAATCACAGCGCCAAACGGTCTTGTCATTGCTGCGTTTACTGGTGTTGCAGGGACAAACGACTTTGTTGGTCCTTTCAGTGGATCAAATGGAACTAAAGACTCTTCATCATCAATCGGGTCATCAAAGTTTCTTGTGATGCTCCCTGCTGCAGATGATACTCCAGAGTTCCCTTGTGAAGTAGCGTACTTGTAGTTGTGTCCGTAGAAATCTTGGTAAATAATCTCGCGACTACGGCTACGGCCATCTGCTTGCTCGGCAGAGGAGTAGTTCATATCTTCTTCTATAAAGTAATGAATAACGTCTAACATGTCAGATGCTTCCATTTCTTTTAGATTAAGTCCGCTCACGAGTGCTTTTCCGTTTATGTATGGCCAGAGGTCAATCCCCCAAGTTAGGAGACTTCTGGCTCCCCTTCCGGGCGCCCTGCATACACCTCAACAAGCCAACCTGAAATTTCGCCGAGTGTTTCTACTGTTACAATCTTGTCTTCGCTCTTAAGAAGAGCTGAGAAACGAGTATAGCTCTCCGGCAAAAGAACTTGCTCAAAGAACATGTTGATTGTCTTAGCAGACTCTGCTGGATCTTCTCCGCCAGAGCGAGAAACAAGATCAAGAAGCGTCTTGCCTTGGAGCTGTTCACGGCAGGAAAAATCTTCACCATGAATCTTGAAAGTTACTGGCTCTTTTTCACCAGCGTTTTTGCCAGAGCCAAAGTCTCTGTATTTAGTCATTTTTTCTTCCTCCGTTTTGCGTTTGTGTCTTTATTAAGACGTTTGTCTTAATAGTTATCTTATCAAATAAAGGTTGTCCGCGAGGAACTTATTAGGCTTAGTTCCAGGGTGTCTTACAGACCGCGCGTACACTATGCGACCTCTAGAACTAAATCTAAGAACCTCTGCTCTGTCAGGAGTAATTACATGAGGGCGTGTTCCTTCGTGGTGAGCAAGAGCGTATCTAAGTGGAGACCCAATAGTCAGACTTTGCCCGTACACTGCTCGTGACTGTGACATGCTGATAGAATTTTTTAGTCTACCTGTGTCAACTCCTACTTGAGCCTTAGCAGCGCCAACAATAGCTCTTCCGCGTACATATAGGTGCCGCCCTACTGGTCCATATGGGCTATTAAGAGTAAAGTCTAATGTAGTTTTACGAAACACTATACGAGTGTTTCCAAAGCTTACGCCTAGGCCGCTGCCTGCAGACAAACGCGGTGTGCGCACTCTTCCAGCTCTTTGAATGCGATTTCCTGCGCGTTGCGCCATAGTGATTAAAGGGCTATCGCGTACGATTCCAAAAAGTGGCATTATGGAACGACCATAGTCACTTGCATTGCTGTTGTTTGGAAACCACCATCAAAACCTGAGCTATCAGCAGTAGCAATTACGCCCATACCAAACTCATCTGGCTCCCACTGATCTAATCTGTTAAGTAGACGCATGAACATCCACGCGTCAACAACAGCAGCCTCAGAACCTTCTTGAATTTTATCTGCAGAAGGTGCTCTTCCGTTTTGCCCAACGACTGGGATCTCACGCGAAATAGAAATAGTAAGTACAGCACTTCTTGGCATAGTGCAACGTTGAGGAGAACCTGCTTGATCTCCAGGAGTGCCTAAGTAGATCTGCATGAATGAGACAACTAGCTGCTCACAGTCAATAGCAGGCTCACCTACTGTCCAAAGCCTGCGTGAAGGCAGTGGGACATTGTTTTCTTCGAACACTTGAATGGTCTTATCAAGAACTCTGTCAAGAAAAACCTTAAGGCTTAAGGCGTCTTCTGACACCATAGAGACGTCTGTTATTGGCATCGTGTTATCCCGTCAGTTGCGTATGAAAGTGTCTTATATGTCGTCTGAGTGCCCATAACTAGCCGCCTAGAGTGTATGTAGGGGTAGGGTCAGTAGCTAGGCGAAGTTTAAGGTTTCCAGAGGCAATATAGACAGTTTCTACGCCATCTGCTTCTGCGTTATTAGGCTGACTTGCGTACAAGTCCCAGGTTCCAGGGTCAGAGAATCCTACGTAGTTGTAAGCCTCATCGTAGCTAACGGTAAGGGTCAAAGTATCACGTGATTCATTAGTAACAACGGCTGTTCCGGTGTCTGCAGTTAGCGTGACGTCGTCTACACGGTCAGCCTCAGCGCGAGCGTACACGAACGTTGTAGTTGTAGGCACCTCAGTGATGTAGTAGCTTCCATTGAAGGTAGCGTTGATTCCAGAGACGGTCACAAGGTCACCAACAAGGAACCCGTGCGAGGTAGACGTAGTAAGAGTTGCAACGTTGTCGGTAAGCTGCTTAAAGGTTATACTTTTAGTGATGTCGGTAGTGATGGTGTTGATAGAAACTGACGTAGATTCAAGATCCTTTGACGCAAGGCCAGACCAGTTACTAATTTTTAGATATGGTACCCACGCATTATTTGTTACAAGGAAGTTCGCGTTAAGCGAATCAATGTTGACCTCTAGTGTAGCGCCTTCTTCGCCTGTGACGTACATATCAAGACTGCTCGCAGCCAGCTTGAGAGGCTTAGGTACATGACGACGAGCGCGTGGAACATCTACTGAGAATACGCGTGACTTTGCACGTGCCTTATCTGGGTTTGAAGACTTAAGGAACAGGTCAACAACGTACAAACCTGTACGCATATCATCAATGAAGTCTTGATTGTCAAGAATAGTGTATGAAACGCCCTGGCGTGATACCGAGGTAATGCGCTGTGGCAACGCACAGTCGTCAGACCCTGACCAAAGCTTAATAAATTCAGTTGCAAGAACACGAGCAGCAGCTCTTCCCGCTGCTGGAGCAGGAGATCCGTATGAGTATGTTACCTCAATGTTGCAAGGTGTCCACGGGACGCCAGAGCGTGCCTGTAATGTTGAATGGTCAACAAGATAGTAACGACTAGG